CGCGACCCCAGTTTTTATAGCGCCAGGGGCGCTAGGTACACACTCTCCGCAAATAATATTTTTCCAGTATTTGCTCCGAGTGTGCCCGTAATGTCCATATTATATGTAATCTAGGTAACAGTTTTGTTATAAAGCGTTCGTTTTAGGTATTTGAACGGGTTAGTATATATGTAAGGATATGAGCGGTACACGGAAGCGAATATCCTTCCCGCTCGGCAGTCTATGGGACTGCCTCGCTTTTCTTTAGGGGGTAGCGAAGCGCCTAGAGGCGCTGAGCGAAGGGGGATTATTATGGAGGATTTATATGGCTGCCAAATCAGGCTCTGAGCATCATAATGTTGCCAGACTTAAGGAGGCAAAGTCCAAGGTTTTAGATTTCGTCCGTCAAGGGTTAGACCTGCAAGACGCCCTGGCTAGGGCTGGCAGGAAGCCTGACGTGATGAAGGACTGGCGGAAAGACCCTAAGTTTGTCAAAGAACTTGAAGCCGCCAGGGAAGAAGGCGAGCGCACCCTCAGCATCGTCACAGGGGATGCCAAGTACAAGATAGGTTTCGAGCAGTTCTCGGCAGAGTTCTTAGACTCACCCATCTTTCCTCACCATAGGTCCTGGATTGATGTACTTGAGGGGCGTGAGCCGTCTTGGTTACATCCAGCGATGACCTATGAGCCTTCGAGCACCAAAAGGTTGCTGATTAATGTCCCGCCCGAGCATGCCAAGTCTACCGTCATCACGGTCAACTACTGCGTCTATCGGATTGCGATGGACCCGAATGTCAAGATTACGATTGTCTCTAAGACTCAAGAACGCGCTAAGGAGTATCTCTACTCCATCAAGCAGCGTCTGAGCCACGAGCGCTGGTCTAAACTCCAAGCCGTCTACGGTTCTGCTGGAGGATGGAAAGAGGACGCAGATACCTGGAAGGCTGACCGTATCTACCTCAGCCGCGACTCCACCGAGAAGGACCCAACCGTACAGGCGCTAGGTATTGGTGGTCAGATTACTGGTGCCCGTTCTAACCTGATTATCCTAGATGACGTTGTGACAACCTCCAACGCTCATGAGTGGGAAAAGCAACTCCTCTGGCTACAGCGAGATGTTGTTACCCGTCTGGGTGATAACGGTAAGTTGCTTATTGTGGGGACACGTATTGCCTCTAATGACCTTTACAGGGAAATCCGTAATGGTGAACATTGGAGTAACGGTAAGACCCCCTTCACCTATTTTGCCATGCCCGCAGTTTTAGAACTAGATGAGGACCCAGCCAACTGGGTTACTCTCTGGGCAAAGAGCCATATACCCTGGGAGGGTTCGGATGAGACGGTACTTCCTGATGAAAACGGTCTATATCCTAAATGGGACGGACCAGCACTCTATCGAAGAAGGAGTGAAGTTTCTCCGTCAGCCTGGGCACTGGTCTACCAACAGCAAGATGTACAAGAAGATTCTATCTTTGCCCCTGCGTGTGTCCAAGGTTCGCTCAACAGGATGCGAAAGCGTGGTCCTCTAAAGCCAGGCGCCCCTGGACATCCTAGAGAACGCGGTTCCTGGTACACCATTATGGGTCTAGACCCTGCGATGACAGGAAATACTGCGGCTGTTGTGATGACAGTAGACCGCAATACGCGTCAAAGGTACATTCTTGATGTTGTCAATATGACAGAACCTACCCCAGCCAAGATTCGTGAACTGATTAATGACTGGGTCGAGAAGTACCAACCACAAGAATTACGAATTGAAATCAATGCTCACCAGAAAGCCTATGCGCTTGATGATGACTTGCGTTCATTCCTTGCCTCAGTAGGGGTTAGATTCTCTAGCCAGTTTACAGGTAAGAACAAATGGGACACATCTTTCGGTGTTGCTGCTATGTCTGGTCTCTTTGGGACTGTACGTAACGGTGTGCATCAAGATGACAACCTGATAGAACTTCCTTCTCAGGATGGTTCTGAGGGTATTAAGTCATTGATACAACAATTGATTACTTGGAAGCCTGACACTAAGGGTAAGACCGACTGTGTGATGGCTCTGTGGTTCTGTGAACTACGCGCCAGGGAAATCATTGGCAGTAACAACTTTAACCAGAGTCACGTTGTAAACAGATGGGCTACAAGAAAACAACTCGAACAGCGTTACGTGATGAACGTAAACGACTACGAGTTCTCAGTGTACGAATAGGACTATGATGGAATTAGATATCCAAACGATTGCAAGGCGGGTTGAGAATCTCAAGATTCGCAATGGCGCCCGCGATGCACGAATGCAGGATATCCTTGCTGTACGCAAAGGTGATATGGGTCAGATTTATCCTGACTTGTTCCCTGAAGGCATGGACAAGCCCATGGTGGCTAACTTCGTTGATGTCGCAGCACGCGACTTGGCTGAGGTTCTAGCACCACTTCCATCATTTAACTGCGCTACAAGCAATGTCAATAATGACCGCGCTCGTGCTTTTGCTGATAAGCGCACCTTGATTGCCAACAACTATGTTTACAATTCACGCCTACAGTCACAGATGTACTGGGGTGCTGACTGGTATTTCTCATACGGCTTCTTGCCTGTCTATGTAGAACCTGATTTTGATTCTAACCTTCCACGTATCCGTGTTGAAGACCCAATGGGTGGTTACCCAGAGTTTGATAGATTTGGTCGTTGCGTAGCATACGCAAAGCGTTACTTCAAGACTCTTGGTGAACTAGCAGTAGATTACCCAGAGTACGCACCTATCTTGCTTGGTCGCGATGGTTTCAATCAAGACACCAGCATGAAGGTCGAGATGATTCGCTATAGTGATGCGAATGTAACTGTATTGTTCTTGCCAGACAGAGGCAACCTCGTTCTTAACTACGCGGCAAACCCTCTTGGCAAGATGAATGTTTTTGTAGCACGACGTCCTTCACTTGATGAAGAAACACGTGGACAATTTGACGATGTACTGTATGTACAACTAGCACGTGCACGTTTTGCTAATCTTGCAATGGAAGCAGCAGAGAAGTCTATCCAGGCTCCTCTTGTTGTTCCAACAGATGTCGTCGACATGCCAATGGGTCCTGATGCGATTATCCGCACAGCACAGCCAGCAGGCGTAGGTCGCGTTAGACTAGATGTACCAGCAGCAGCGTTTCAGGAACAGGCTGCACTCCAGAGCGAACTTCGCTTGGGTGCACGTTATCCTGAAGGACGTACAGGAACCATTGATGCTTCAATCATCACTGGTCAAGGCGTACAAGCATTGCTTGGTGCATTCGACTCTCAAATCAAGGCAGGACAGACAATCCTGACCGAAGTGTTTGAAGATGTTGTCGCAACATGTTTCGAAATGGATGAACTCCTTTTCGATAAAGAAAAGAGCGTCAAGGGTATCGCACAGGGTACGCCGTACGAGTTAAAGTACAAACCAAGCAAAGACATCAAAGGTGACACTTCTATCGAAGTACGTTACGGTTTGATGGCAGGACTTGACCCATCGCGAGCCTTGATTTTCTCTCTTCAGGCACTTGGAGCCGATTTGGTATCTAAGGATTTCATTCGTCGTGAACTTCCATGGAGCGTAAACGTATCGCTCGAAGAACAACGAATTGAAATCGAAAAGATGCGCAGCAATCTGTCTGCTGCTGTAACAGCCACAGCGCAAGCAATACCTGCCATGGCTGCACAGGGGCAAGACCCATCTGCGCTTATTCAGAAAATTGCAGACGTTATTGAACGTCGTCGCAATGGGGACACTATCGAGGCTGCTGCGCTTGCCGTGTTCACACCCGAGCAACCTGCGCAGGCAGAGATGACCCCGCCAGGCACACAAGGACCAGTTGAGGCTACCCCGTCCCCAGTCGCTCCTGGACAACCTTCTGGTGGGGTCCCACAACAAGCACCAGATTTAGCAAGCATATTGGCAGGCTTAGGGGGATAATGTGGCAACAAAGAAGAAACCAGTCAAGAAGGTCGTAAAGAAATCAACACGACGTCCTAAGACAATCAAAGAACCAATCTTAACTAAATTAGATTTTTGGGCTATTGCCACAAAAGAAGTTTATGATTCGTTACGCAAAGCAGGAATGGATGAAAGTACTGCTTTAGCATTTGCTATGGACAGGACAAGTTATCCTGATTGGATAGTTGACCCTAAGAATCCAGAAGTTAAACCATATGAAGACGACGAAGATGAGGACTAAATATGTCAATGCAAGATGTACCTGGAGGACCAGGACGGTTTGCTCGTAGAGATGACCTCGGAAACGTAAAGAAGATTCAACGCGAGGGACGTAACATCGCAGAGGCTTCTGGTGGTTCATACAGTGAACGTAAGAGAAATCAAGAACTTGTTAGCGGAGCGCCAATGGATACACCTGAGGCAACAGCAACAGGCATGAATCCACTTGCCGCAGCAATTCCAAATCCTGATGCATTTATGCAAGGCAATGAAGCACCCCTTTCTGATGGTGCTGAAGGCGGTCCAGGACGTGGACGTAATGCACAACAGACTCCAGTTGACGCAATTGACCAAACAGCAGTGCTAGCACGGGCTATGTTTATGGCAAATCCTGACTCAATCATTCTTGCTAACATCGTCAATGCGTTTAACGAAGAGAATCGTTAATGGCAGATTTGCAGAAATCTAATCTTTCACCCGCCATGCGGGCTTTGTATGCTAATGAAGGCGAGGCACGTAATCGTGCTATCGCGATTCAGATGTCATCACTTACGCCTGACATGTACAGAAACTTCAATGACATAACTTCTGCCTACCCTGGCATGAGTAAAGACCTCGTTATGTCTATGGTGAAGCAAGGATTATCTGCCAATACCCCTGGAATAAACAAAGTTGTATCCCTTGATGGTATTGCCCAGTTGAAAAAAGACCAGTTCAACGTAGAAAAAATCAAAAAATCTGTAAATAATGACAGAGGAATTGTCGGTTCTATCTACGATGCTACGCTAGGTAACGTTTATGATGTATTTAAGGGCGCAACTCGTGTAGGTTTTGCTGCATTGCGTGGACCGTATGACCTAGTAACTACATTAACACGTGATATTGCACAGGAAAAAGACTTTGGACTTTTTGCAAAAGACTTAGCAACCCTTGGTGGAAAAAATACACTCTTTGGTTCGCTAGTTGCAGATGTTATTGATGGCAAAGGCGGGGTAAAAACAGGGGATGGCTTTTTTATCGACCCACAAAGTCGAGTTGGTAAGGCGCAAGCCAAGGCTATGTCAGCCTATGGCAAGGTTAATGGCGAATCTTTCACCATTGGTCGTTTCGTTGCCAAGTCAATTGAGTCAAATCCAGATAAAACTGGTTACAAAGTACTGTCTGGTCTCGTTGATGCTACTCTAAACCTAGCACTTGACCCATCTATGTGGTTCGGAGCAGGTTCTGCTAGAGCAATTATCAAGGGTGGTAAAGAAGCAGCAGCGCTTAAGGCTAGTGCTAAGCAATTTAGCCCTACTGCACAGGTAGAAGAATATAATAAAGAGATTGCCACTCTTGCTAAAGAGAGCGAAGAGTTAATCGGTAAGTACACTAAGCGCAATACCAGCAAATGGATGCGCAGGACTACCGAACTACAAAGACTTGAAAAACAAAGATTTGAAACACTAGAACCTACAGTAAGCAAACTGCTTATAACTGTAGAAGATTCTTACAAAGCATTTTCTCAAGACCAGTTTGCTCAACAGGTTCTTGCCAATGAGAACATCGTCAAAGAGGTTATCTCTAATCCTGGCGTATACGATGGCGAACTACTCCGCGGTATAGATAAACTATCTGCTGAGAATGCTAACACTGTAGGTTTTACTGACGGCTACATCGTTCTAGGAGATGCCCCTAAGCCTGGAGTAATATCTTTTGGCGCACATGGCAATGCTGAGTACGCAGTTACTGTTGCTGGAGAAGAACCATTCAAACTTCTTGACCTAACAGAAGATATCACTAAACTTCCTGGCAAAGAAAAGCAGGCAGAAGTAAATCGCCGCTTACAGTTTGAAGAGTGGTTAGAAGCAGGTAAAGCAGATGCCAACCTTGCTCCTGAGGTACGTGCTGTGCTTGACCAAGTATCTTTGGCTAGCAAGAACGATGCTATGGAACTTAAAGGTTTCTCATGGGCAGTATCGGCTGCAGACCAACCTAAGACACTGGCAGATATCCTAAGCACTATTGCTGCTGCTAAAGCAACAGGTGGCTCTGCTCGTGCTATGCAGTATGCGCTAGAAGGCATACAGAAGATTTGGCAATTTGACGGCATTAGCAATATCCGTGCTATCTACGGTGAGACTGGTGGCGTTATGGTTACCAATGCTAAACGTATAGCCGCAAAGAATGCGCAGGTAGGAAATGCGATTGCAGAGATTGCTGACCCTTCTAATCTTGGTCCCAACATGGCTAAGTTACTTTCTACTGTCAAGACGCTTGATGAGGATATCAACAAAACTCGCCAAGAACTTGAAGTCCTCACCAAGAACAAAGAAGCGTCAGAACAACGCCTAAAAGAAATTGATATCTTCCGTAACGTCGTAGACCAAGATGTAGAACTACGCAAGGCAATTATCAATGACCCAGAATACAAGGGTCTACGTAAGATTATTGACCTTGAAACAGGAATTGCTGAGAAGCGCATCCTTCGTGAGTGGGCTCAGAACAATGTTGGTCTTACCGCAGGTTACAATGGTGACCTTGCTACAGACTTCAGCAAAGCATTCCAGTTCATGCTTGGAAGACGCTTTACTCAGATTGCAGAAGTAGTTGCTAAAGAAACTGACCCACTAAAGGTACATAGATTCTTTGGTAAGAAACTAGATACTGAGATGGTGGCAGCACTTACTGCTGCAAAGACTACAGATGATGTCTACCGCGTATTCTTGTCGTACCTAGGTAACCCTGCTACTGACCCTAAGATATTCCGTTCAGCCACACTACGCAAGGAAGTTGCGGCACTTACCGC